AATACGATGCGATGGTTGAGAAATACAAGACCGCCGCGCTTGAAGAGTGGCGTGCGAAGAACCACCCGTTCCGCAACCTGCGGGCGTGGGTGAAGAGAAAGCTCAAAATGGGATAAGTAAGGGGCAGAGCGTGGGCTCTGCCTCTTTTTTTGCGAGAAGAGGGGATTCTCTTCTCTTTTCTTTCTTTATTTATTTCTTTCTTTTCTCTTCTCTGGGGAGAGAGTGCTATACGCAGGATGTATCTATGCTGTGTATATGTTGATATACAGACAAAGGGTGGAGAGAAAGTTCTAACGCCCGTGGTGAGAAATAAAAGACGGCGTGTTACTGTACAAAAAGAAAGGCGGTGATGGCATGGCGAAAACAGGGCATCCACCAAGATACGCGACGGTCGAACAGATGCAGGCCGTCATTGACCGATACTTCGAGGACTGCAAGGGCGAGCCGATCATCGGCGATGACGGGATGCCGATCCTCGACAAGTGGGGCAAGCCGTTTATCATCAATGAGCGCCCGCCGACGGTGACGGGGCTGGCGCTTGCGCTGGGATTCACGAGCCGTCAGGCGCTGCTGAACTATCAGGCAAAGGCGGCGTTCGTTGACACGGTTTTGCGCGCGAAGGCCCGCATCGAGGCTTACGCGGAGGAACGGCTCTTCGATCGAGACGGTCAGAGAGGCGCGGAATTCAGCCTGAAATACAACTTCCGATGGGTAAATGACGAGAAAAAGGACGACGGCGGAGAGAGCGCGTGCGGCGTGGCAGAGCTGCCCGCCGTGCTGCCTGTTCCGCAGGATGCGGGAGGTGATGCGAATGGCGAAGCGTAGCGTGGTATGGAAACCGCAGCCCAAGCAGGCGCTCTTTATGAGCCGCTGGGAGGACGAGGCTCTATACGGCGGCGCAGCCGGTTAGGCGGGGGAAAATCCGACGCGCTGGTCATTGAGGCGCTGCGGCAGGTAGATGTCCCGTATTACAAGGCGATCATCCTGCGAAAGACCTTCCCGCAGCTTGCCGAGCTGATTGACAAGACGCTGAACTACTACCCGCGCATTTATCCGGGCGCACGCTACAACGGCAGCAGCCACACGTGGACGTTCCCGAGCGGGGCGAAGATCATCTTCGGCTCGATGCAGTACGCAAAGGACAAGATCAAGTATCAGGGTCAAGCATATGACTTTATCGCATTCGACGAGCTGACCCACTTTACGTGGGAGGAATACAGCTACCTCTTTTCCCGCAACCGACCGAACGGGCCGGGAACGCGGGTGTATATCAGGAGCACGGCCAACCCGGGTGGAATCTGCCCCTTCGTGCAGTAATGCACGTCGAAAATTGAGGAAAAAAACTGGGAAGCTAAGGTACTGAAAAACATCTTATGGAGGATGGAACATGAAAAACGAAACTGGAAATCGATATGGGAGACTGACGGTTATCCGATACGACCATACGGACAAACGGCAAGGGGCCTATTGGCTGTGCGCCTGCGACTGCGGGTGTACGACTGTCGTGAAGGGGAACCGGCTGAGAACAGGGAAAACGAAAAGCTGCGGTTGCATAAAACGCGAAGTACAGGAGGCGTTAGGCCAAAGAACGAGGGAAACGTCGGCCATGCGCATGCGGGATTTCAATAAAATCTTTTGGACGGATAGCAACCGCGAAGCGAACCGCAGGAAGGCAACAAAACACGGGGGAACAGGAACAAGACTTTTTCGCGTGTGGGAGGGCATGAAAGAGCGCTGCAACGCTGAAAACGGAGATCATGCGAGATGGTATCACGACAAAGGGATCCGCGTGTGCGACGAATGGGAGAATGACTTTGCGGCATTCCGCGAATGGGCGGTGGCGCATGGATACTATGAGCAGAGCCCCGATACGCCACATGCACAGAGACTTTCGATCGACCGCATCGACCCGAGCAAAGGGTATTCCCCTGAAAATTGCCAATGGATATCGATTTCCCAAAATTCGATCAGAAGAAATCAGTACTATGCCAATCAGAGGTGAAGGCTCGATAAGAGCCAGCCGCAACGCATAGCGGGTGAAATAATCCCGCCACGAGGCCTCACATCCTTTAGAGGATGAAAAGATATGCTGAACTCACGGGAAACCGTGAGAGCGCAGGGATAAAAAGCCCTGCGGGTAACAAATTGGGAGTGGGGCATGGATGGGTCAAGGAACGATTCATCACGGCGGCGCGCCCGATGCAGACCATTCGAGAGGACGCGGTCGTGCGCTTCCCTGATGGGCATGAGGAACACCGGCAGAAGAGCCGCATCTTCGTGCCGAGCACGGTGTTTGACAACAAGATCCTGCTCAAGAACGATGCAAGCTATCTGACGCGCCTTGCATCGATGCCGGAGGCGGAGAAGAATGCGCTGCTTTACGGCGACTGGGACACGTTCTCGGGTCAGGTGTTTACCGAGTGGCGCAACGACAGCGAGCACTACCGCGACCGCATCAATACGCACGTCATCGCGCCGTTTCAGATCCCGAAGGAGTGGCCGGTCTGGTGCGCGATGGACTGGGGATATTCAAGGCCGTTTGCCATCGGCTGGTTTGCGGTCGACCATGACCGCAGGCTTTACCACATCCGCGAGTATTACGGCTGCACGGGAACGCCGAATGAGGGCGTGAAGATGGAGCCGACGGCGGTGGCGCGCGAGATGAAGCGCATCGAGGAAGAAGAACCGAATCTCAAGGGACGGCACATCTTTCGCGTGGGCGACCCCGCCATCTGGGGCACGCAGGGCACGGAGAGTATCGGCTCACTCTTTGAGCGCGAGCGCGTCTACTTCGAGAAGGGCGACAACGCCCGCATCGACGGCAAGATGCAGCTGCACAACCGGTTTGCGTTTGATGAAAACGGCGTGCCGATGCTGTATGTCTTTGATACGTGCAAGAATTTCATCCGCACGGTGCCGAACCTAGTTTACGACGAAAAGGACGTCGAGGACGTGAACACCGAGCAGGAGGATCATTGCTACGACATGACCAGATATGTGTGCATGGAGAATCCCATCGCGGCGAGGGTGAACAAGCCGCCGAAGCCGGTCATCTATGACCCGCTGGATATCAATACGCCGAGCTACGACAGATATGCGTGGTTCCAACACAACTGACAGGAGGGAAAGACATGGCAGGAACGAGAAAATTTCCGCAGACGCAGCAGCAGGCCGATGCAACGGGCGCTGCCGCGATGCTGGGCGCAAAAGCGGAGGCCCCGCTCGTGGGCGCATTCCGCGATAGCGATGTAGCGATGAGCAGCGGCGCGGCCATCGGCAGCAAGGAGATCGGCGACGCCGTGGAAACGCTGCAAAAGTACAAGCAGGGCAAGAGCAACTTCGAAAACCGCATCATCAGCGAAGAGCGCTGGTGGAAGCTGCGGCACTGGGAGGACATCCGACGCGGGTCGAAAGACGCAGGAGACAGTCCCGAGCCTGCGAGTGCGTGGCTGTTCAACTCGATCATGAATAAGCACGCCGACGCGATGGACAACTACCCCGAGCCTGTGTGCCTGCCCCGCGAGCAGAGCGATGAGGAAAGCGCGAAGACGCTCTCGTCCGTGCTGCCGGTCATCATGGAGTACAACGAGTTTGACAGCACATACAGCTTCGAGTGGTGGGAAAAGCTCAAACACGGCGTGGCGATCTACGGCGTGTTCTGGGACAAGGAGAAAGACAACGGGCTCGGCGACATCGCCATCGAGGGCATCGACCCGCTGAATATCTTTTGGGAACCGGGTGTTGAGGACATCCAGAAGAGCCGCAACGTATTCACGGTAGCGCTTATCGACCGCGACATCATCGAGGACGAATACCCGCAGTTTGCGGACAAGCTCAGCGGCAGCAGCATCGAGACGGCGAAGTACGAGTACGATGACACGGTCGATACGAGCAACAAGGTCGCCGTGATCGACTGGTATTACCGCAAGAAAGCCGCTGACGGGCGCGCGGTGCTGCACTACGCAAAGTTCATCGACGAGGAACACATCATCTACGCCAGCGAGAACGACCCCGAGTGTGCGGAGGCGGGCTTCTACGAAGACGGCGAATATCCGTTCGTGTTCGACGTGCTGTTCCCCGAGAAGGGCACGCCCGCGGGCTTTGGCTATACGGCCATCGCAAAGGACCCGCAGCTCTACATCGACAAGCTGTGGGGCAACATCCTTGAAACGTCGATGATGGGCAGCAAGCGCCGGTATTTCGCGAGCGAAAGCCTGAACATCAACGAGGAAGAATTCCTCGACTGGCGCAAGCCGATCATCCACGTATCCGGCAGCATCGACGATACGAAGCTGCGCGAGGTGACGACGCGCCCGCTCGATTCCATCTACGCGAACATCGTGCAGATGAAGATCGACGAGATGAAAGAGACGAGTTCCAACCGCGACGTGTCGAACGGCGGTACGTCCAGCGGCGCGACGGCTGCGGCGGCGATCTCTGCATTGCAGGAGGCGGGCAACAAGGCGAGCCGCGACATGATCTCGGCGTGCTACCGCGCACAGACGAAGATCGTGAAGCTGTGCATCGAGCGCATGCGGCAGTTCTACGACGCGACGCGCACATTCCGCATTACGAATGAAATGCCCTACGAGTATGCGCAGATCGGCGCGAACGAGCTGGGCGATCAGGTGACGGGCGTGGACAGCCTTGGCAACGACCTGTTCCGCAGGCCGGTCTTTGATATCAAGATCAAGGCGCAGAAGAAGAACCCCTTCTCCCGCGCGGAACAGAACGAGCGGGCGAAGGAGCTTTATTCGCTGGGCTTCTTCTCCCCTGACAGGGCGCAGGAGAGCATGATCGCGCTCGACATGATGGACTTTGAGGGCATCGACAAGATCAAGAGCCAGGTCAACGAGGGCTCGACGCTCTATAACGTCGTACAGCAGCAGAGCGAGCAGCTGCAAAAGGCGCTCGCGGTCATCCAGCAGCTCACAGGTCAGGACATGGGGCTTGGCATGACGGGCGGAGCGCAGAGCGGCGGAAGCTCGACGCGCAAGAGCGGCAGCAGCGGCGGCATTGAGAGCAGGAACGCCGACGCGCAGAGCGCACAGACGCCGTATATGCAGCAGCTCGCCGAACAGTCGAAGCCGAACATGGATTCCGGCAGCAGTGCGGTGATGCCGGGGATGTGAGGGATAAAACATGACGATGGTGCGAATCGAGCATGAGATCGGGCGCTACATGATCCTGTGTGAGGGACATTCGGCGGATGAGAAGTGCTGCAACTACATTACGGGCGTGATGTACGCCTTCGGCGGCTACGTGAAGAACATGGAATCCGAGGGAGAGTGCGAGGTCTACGGATTCGAGATCGATGAGGACGCGCCGCGCTTCCTCATCCACTGCGGCGGCGACGAGCGCATCGAGGCGGCATTCATCGCCGCGTGCATCGGTCTCAAGCAGCTGGAAGACGCGAGGCCGGACGCAATCTGCATTTGTGCCGACGAAGAAAATTAAAAAAATTTTTCTCGCCCGTGGTGAGACGGAGGAAACCGCATGTTACGCTTTAGGCGTGTGAGTGACTTACCTCCTGTTCATACGTCCGCGAGGGAGGGACGGCGTTTCTCTTCATCTTTTCGCCGCTCCCCCCCTCCCCTGCGGGCGACGGGGAGGCGCTGCACGGCCTACACGGAGGGCTGAATATCCGCGATTTGACATGCAGGAGGGATACCATGAACCTCAAAACCACGCTTCGCGTGATCCTGAGCCTCTTTGACGGCGGCGCTGCCGCTGCGGGAGCCGCCGCCGGTGCATCGGGCGGCGCTGAGGGAGGCGCGAGCGCACAGGGCGATACCACAAAGGCAAGCTCTTCTCCCACCCGGAAGGGCAAATCGGGCGAATACGCCAACGTCGTTTTCGGCAAGCGGGAGACACCTGACGATACGGGGACCTCTTCCGGCGAGCCGAAGGGCGAGGGCGCGAAGATGCAGCAGCACGACGCCGGGGCTGCGGAAAAAGGCGGGGAAGACCTGAAAAAGGAGTTCCTTGACCTCGTAAACGGCAAGTACAAGGACGTGTATACTGCGGAGACGCAGCGCATCATCAACCGCAGATTCGGCGAAGAGAAGGCCAAAGACCAGAAGATCGCCGATTCGCAGCCTATTCTTGACGCACTGATGCGCCATTACGGCGTGACAGACGGCGACATGAGCAAGCTGCGGGCGGCTTTCGAAGGCGATGCGGCGCTGAACGGCGTGCTTTACAACGCGGAAGCGGAGAGCATGGGCATGAGCGTTGAGCAGTACCGCGAGTATGCGCGCATGCAGCAGGAAAACGAAGCGCTCAAGCGTCAGGAAGAAGACCGGCAGCGCCAGCAGAAGGCCGACGAGACCTACAACGATTGGATCCGTCAGGCTGCGGCGCTTGTGGGCACGAAGGACGCCCCTGGCGATTATCCGGACTTCGACCTCAAGCGCGAGGTCGCGGAGAATCCGCGCTTCATTGCGATGCTGCGCGCAGGTGTTCCGGTGCGAGACGCTTACGAGGTATCCCATTTAGGCGACATTCAGGCCCGCAGCGCGGCGAAAGCTGCGGCGGAGATGGAAAAGCGCGTGATGGACAACGTGCGCGCGAAAGGAATGCGCCCGAACGAGAACGGAACCACTTCCCAGCCGGGGGTCATCGTCAAGAGCGACCCGAGCAAGTTCACGAAGGCCGACCGCGAAGAGATCGCGCGGCGCGTGAGACGCGGCGAGCGCATCGTATTCTGATGCCCGCCTCATTTTACCGACTGTAAGAAGGGAGACAAAATTCCATGAAGAAGTTCAAAGACATTTTTATTCTGCCCGTCGTTCTGAACCTGTTTGAGGGTCAGACGAACGTGACGACCGACGCCGGTCTCTCGGGCGAAATGAAGACCTACTACTGCGATACCCTGATCGACAACGCCGAACCCGAGCTGGTGCATGACCGCTTCGCACAGAAGCGCAACATCCCCAAGGGCAAGGGCAAGGAGATCGAGTTCCGCAAGTATGATCCGCTGCCCAAGGCCTTGACGCCCATCACCGAAGGCGTGACGCCCAAGGGCCGCAAGCTGTCCATGACCACGCTGACCGCGCAGGTCGACCAGTACGGCGATTTCGTCGAGATTTCCGATATCCTCGACCTGACCGCCATCGACAACAACCTGCAGGAAGCGACGGTGCTGCTCGGCTCTCAGGCGGGCCGCACGCTGGACACCATCACCCGCGAGGTCATCAACGGCGGCTCCAACGTCCAGTACGGCGAGGGTCAGGTGACGGGCCGTCATCTGCTCGTCGGCGGCGAAAGCACGGGCAACCACTATTTCACGGTGCGCGCCGTCCGCAAGGCGGTCCGCTTCCTGAAAACCATGAACGCCCCGCGCTATGAGGGCTCCTACTGGGCCATCATCCACCCTGACTGCTCCTACGACATTCAGGATGACCCCGATTGGAAGCGCCCGCACGAGTACAAGGACACCAGCAACATCTATGACGATGAGATCGGCAAGATCGCGGGCGTCCGCTTCATCGAGACGACCGAAGCGAAGGTGTTCCACGCGGACGACCTGACCGAGGGCGCACGCGAGCTGACCGTCAAGAGCGCGGCGAGCAATGTGATCACCGTCAACGAGGTCATCACCGCTGCCGACGCTGCGGCTCTGGCGGGCCGTCAGGTCGTCATCGACGGCGAGCTGCTTGAGATCGAGAGCGCGACGGCTGCCGCTAAGGGCAGCGCGACGATCACGCTGAAAGCCGCCCCTGCTACTTCCCCGACGGCATCGACCGCCATCTACCCCGGCGAGGCCGGTGCGAAGGGCCGCAACGTCTACTCCACCCTGATCATGGGCGCAGAGGCTTACGGCACGACCGAGCTGACCGGCGGCGGCCTTGAGCACATCGTCAAGCCGCTCGGCTCTGCCGGTACGGCTGACCCGCTGAACCAGCGCGCGACCGTCGGTTGGAAGGCAACGAAGGTCGCCGAGCGTCTGGTCGAGGCGTATATGATTCGTGTGGAGTGCTGCTCCACGTTCGATGAGACCCCGCTGACCTAACCACCAAGGGGGCGGCTGCGAATGCCGCCCCCGACACTGAAACGGAGGAAAGACCGATGAGCGAAGCGAAAAACGCCGCTGCGGCTGCG